CCGGTCGGCTGGTTGCTGGTCCCGCTTCCCATCAGCGCAGCATCGGTCAGGGCGATGGCGAAAGTGCGCATCAAGTCTCGAGCGATGAGGTTGTCGACGGCAGGCCGGGATTGTTTGAGGGCCTTTCGGGTGAATGGCACGTACCCGGCGAAGGTTTTCATGCTCAATTCGACATTCCCGAAAGTGCCGGCGGTGGCAGTCGGATCGTTGCTCGTCGAGTCGTTGTTGATCCAGCCGCCAGCCGTGGTGCCGGTCATCTTCGGCAATTGGATATCCTCGACCAGTCCGTTGATGACGCCGGTTCCCCAGGTCAGCAGGCCGCCTTCAGGACGGAGGGCCTCGATATAGAGTTGAGGCATCAGGCTGTCGTGGATGAGTCCGGTTGCATTCGTGCCGGTTTGCGTCTGGCGCAAAATGTCAGGCCGCTGATTGAGCCTGTTCATCAGGTCCGAGACTCGGTGGCTGGATTTTTCAGAAATCGAGAAAGGATGCGAATCGTAGTATTGCAGGGCCATCAGGCCGAGTATGTTAGCGTCGATCTGCAGGTGCGGCGTCTGTGGCCGCTCATAGCGGTCGGCGACTTGGTCATGCGATTCACGCTCGATGCCGTCCAGGCTGGATATTCCGCCCTCAGAAAATTGAGCGATGGCTTTGCCCAAATTGTAGCGGTGTTGCTCCAAGTGCAGGGCAGGGGCCTGACCGAGGGAGATAGTCTCGGCCAGGCCGATGTTGCTTGCTTCATCCACTGCCTGGCTTGCTTTGTCGGCAGGCTTGTCGGCGAGTCTGGCTTTTTCGGCTTCAAGTTCGGCGACCTTGTCGGTGTATGACTGGGCGACAATCTGGCTTGCCTGGCTGTGGAATTCAGCAATCGGATTCTCGTTGCCGGAAGTCAGGACATTCAGGACCAGCTCTCGCAGTCGGGGTTGGACATCCTCTGAATACGCCTCGACCGCTTTTTGGAGCGTCCGCAGGTTATCGGCGGTGTGGTCGATCTGAATAGGTTGCTCTGACACGGGTTTTTGCCCTCCGTTGATGGATTCAGCCTGAATATATTCCCTTCTTTCGGGTTTGTAAAGCCCCGATTTTCGTTTTATGTAGCCAAGATTGACGATTGCCTCGGGATTCTTCGGCACAGCGACTAATGAGGCTTCCAGTGGCGCCCATTTGGCAAGCCGAATGTGTACATGGTCCTTGCCTTCCTCTTTTTCCCAGCGCACTGGATCGGCACCAACGCTGATGCCACGCCGGAAGCCTTGTTGAATCTCGGCGAGCAGCTGGTCGTTTTCCTGTGTATCCATCAGTGCGACGGTGGCTTTCAACTGACCGGCCTCGATTCTGGCAGAATTCGGCACAATCACACCAATCTGTGCCTGCGTGGTCATTTCGTGGTCAAGTAGGAACGGGGCGGGCAGCTGGCTGTTGGTCAGCCGGTAGAGGTCGACGCTTTCCGGTGCGTGGTCGATAGACATCGACCAGGGTTTTTCAGTCCATCCATCATACCCGAGATCACTCGTCCTGCAGGTCGATATGGTGAACGTGAGCGTCCTGTTCGTCTCCGTCAGATTCGTCAGAGTCGTCGCTTCGATCGCCTGCGTCCACAGAATCTTGTCGGCTGTCTGAGGCATAGGCAGCCTCTCTTTCCCGCTCGTCTTCTCGGTCTTTACAGATTCTTTCATAGTCATCGCCTCGATTTTCAATTATCTGGCGGCGGCTTGTCAAGCCGGCTTCCAGATTCATGCTGTCCGCCATCGCCTGGACTCGTTGATCGGCAGGCGGTTGCGGCGGCGGCAACCATTCCGGATCACGCAAAGTCTCGAAGTCGGCTGCCATGAGGCCAGGGATGGTGCGGGCCTGTATGTGCCTGGCCAACCAGCGCATCCACAGTGGCCGGAGTACTTTTTTGCACAGGACGGCGTGCGCCTGTCGCATCGTCTGTTCTTGCTCCAGCCTGCCGAGTCTGCCGGCGGAAAAATTGACCGACTTTGTGTCGCCGGTGAAGCCGTGCGAGCTGATTCCGGCGGCTGCCGCCATCTGCTGGCTGATCGGCCGAAGAAAGGTCTCAGTATCGGTCGGAAATTTTCCATCTTGAATGCTCATATCCACGCCGGGTGGCAGGTTGGTCATGCGCATCTCGAAATCGTCAGACCAGTAGCCGAGCAGTTCATCAGGCGAATCGTCATCATCCGGATCGACTGCCTCATCGCCGGTGTAGGCTTGTGCCGCCTCGTCTGATTTGGTAATGCCGATTCGCTTTGAGAGTAGCTCAGCGTTTTTGCTGGAGCCAATGTTGAAACTGTTCACATTGGAGCCGAGGGCGACGATCGACCAGACAATCGGCGTGCCTCGAATGGAATGCGACAGGTTCGGCAGTCGCCAGTGGAAGATCGCCCGGGCAGGCACACGCTCTGAGACATTCTGCCAATACAAGGTGTGGTCGCTATGGATGTCTGGTCGTGGCCAAATGTAGTAGTGCGTGCGCCGGCCCGCCTTGTCGAACTCGACGCCCATTGTGCCGTTTCGTCCGTCAGCGTACTCGTAGAGCGGTACTCGGCCGGGATCGACAGCTTCCAGGCGAATCGGTGCGCCTGGATGGACTCGATAGAACATCTCGCCGTCAGCGAGTAGATGGTGAATACCGGTCGCCAGAATCCCCTGCAAATCTTCCTCGCCTGACCAGTCGGCGGCTTCTGGGCTTTGTGCCCATCGCTTCCAGGCATCCATCACAGCCGGCCAGGCGGAGTGCCTCATCGGTTTCGGGCGGGGGAATTTGTGGCCGATGATGCCGGCAATGTAGTTTCGGGAGATTATCGGGCCATACGGCGTCTCTCGCATCCAATAGCGAGCGGCCGAACGCATTCGGTCGAGTCGATTCCTGAGGTATAGGTATTCAGGGCTGATGACATCGGACGAGTTCGGGATGCTGGACAGGTCCAGCGCGTGGTCGTAGGATTGGCGGACTCGCTGGCCTTTCTTCAGGATTTTCACGATGCCGGCCACCTGTTCAGACTGCGCCGAGTCGGTTTCGTCTGGATTCCCTGACGAGTGCCGAGCCAGCGCTTTTGATTTTCGAGTCGTTGAATCGCTGTTTGAACGGCCGGGATGCTCTTGTAAGTGATGCTCGTGCCATCCACATTGACGCTCACGCTGGTTTGGACCGCCAGCTTTTCCAGCACGCCGTAGAGCGATTCAATGGATTCGTCCAGCATGGCTATTTTTTGTGCTGTCGTTAGAGGCATTTTATCGGAATTTCGCTCGCCGTCGCTTGATGCTCGAATACCGGTTTCTGCCTGATTTTACCCTTTTTTTGTCTGGCTGGGCGATTTCCTGCGTTTCCTGTTCGATCTCAGTGAGCGGTTGCTTTTTGATTCGTTTGCCCTGACCTGTCAGTGCTGACCAGTCAGGCTTCATCAATCTTAGTGTTGCATAGGCATACACAGCCAGATCGAGCGCTTCGTTGCGTAGGTGTGGGCTGGTCTTTGTCCAGACACCTCGCATTTTGCCGCCTCTCGTCTTTTTGCGGATGCGCCGCTCGGCTGTCAGCTGGCGGAAGTACTTTTCCGGAAAGCCTGTTGCCCATGACCAGCCGCCTTCCTCTTTTTCCAGCCGGAATCGATGGAAGAGCAGGTCTTTGATGATATTCGTACCGATGTAGTAGGTTTCTCGATAAGTGGGTACCTTCCGAACTTGGTTTCGCTGGGATGGCGGATTCATTCTGGCGCCGATGATGGGCGTTGATACATCCGGCGCACCTCGAATGCCGAACGCCATGCCGCCTCGTCGGCGGAGTGTCGCCCGAAATTGGCGAAGGGCAGGCACAGCGCCATCCTGGCCGTAGCCGAGATCAACACCTATTCCTGAGACCTTGATTGGGCGGCCGGACTGCGTAACAAAGACTCGGCGGGCGACGATATCATGGAGCGGCTTCCAGGTCCGGGCATCTTTCGGGTTGCCGGATCGCAAGGCGTAGAGGATTCCGTAGTGATCCTCGTGCTGCCCCCAGCCTGAGATGTAGTATTCCAGCCGGTCAGCCTGTATATCGACCGACATGGTGATCAGCAGAATCTCGTCTGGCAGGC